GACTTCCCAACACAGTCAGGTCAGTCAGGCAAGTATTTAAGTACCAACGGCACTGTACCAAATTGGGCGACTCTAACAACAGACCCGACACTTGGCACATTAACCAAGACCTTCACAAACGGCGAGTCAGCTTCAATCTCACTGACTAGCTCTGTGCTTGCGCCTGTCGTTTCTGTGACTAAAGAAGTTCCACAGACAGGCTCTACTAATAACACTTGGGATGTTAATTCTACTACAGAGAATTACACGCGATTAAACTCTGCTCCGGCGACTACTTTGGATTGGGTTACTGGCAATGTTTCTACAGCCACTACATTAGCTAATCAAGCTATCGGTAATGGTGGCAATCCTGTCGCCTTAGTGTTTAATTTAGACGGCACAAAAATGTATGCGACAGATTTCACCGACAAGGCAATCTATAGTTATACTCTAAGCACTGCTTGGGACATAACCACTAAAAGCTCGCTTCTTAATAGTTTTAGTCTTGCAGGTCAAATTGGTAATCCTCACGGGATGTGTTTCAATTCTGATGGCACGATTATTTTTACGGCAGGTTACACTGGTCAAGTCGTCAATAAATATACTCTAACAACCGCCTTTGATATTTCAAGTGCTTCATTTTCTCAAAGTTTAGATGTGTCAGCTTCCGGTCAAGGCCCGACAGGAGTACAGGTTAATACAACCGGAACAAAATTATATGTTTCTAATGATTCCACAGGAGATTTAAAAGAATGGGATTTAAGCACGGCTTATGATTTATCTACTGCTGCATATAATAGCGTTAGTTTAAATATCAGCAACCCAAGAAGTATGGCTTTTACTAGCACTGGAACTAAACTCTATATCATTAGCAATTCAACTGGTACGGTTAGAGAATACAATTTATCAACAGGCTTTTCATTATCTTCTGCATCGCTTGTCGCAAGTTATGACGCTTCTGGTGACGATAGTAATTTGAGAGGGTTGGCATTTAAGTCTGATTTTAGCCAAATGTTTTTAGCGGGAACTCAGAACGATAAAGTATACAGCTATAATTTTAGCAAAAATCTGGCACTCGGCTCAGGCTCATTCGCCTCAGCAGACGTAGGCAAGACCATCGAAGCTAACTCAGGCGTGTTTGTCTTAACAACTGCAAACGGTAGCTATGTACAAACCACAGCGCCTACCTCATTCAATCAGGTCGCGTCAGGCTCTTGGGGTATGTTTGGTGTTGTCTATAACACAACCGATGGTGACTTGGAGCTGAGTAATGCCATTGGCGCAGGATATGACATTTCTGTAGCGGCTTACACAGGAAACAGCTTTGCAACCACTGGCGCTAACGGTTCTCAAGGTGTTGCGTTTAACAATGATGGCTCAAAGGTCTACTTTATTGACCTAAATACTGACAGAATATATCAGTATTCTTTGCCTACTCCGTTTTCATTAAATGGAGCGTCAAGTGATAGCGTAAGTTTAAATGTCTCTTCTTATCAATCACAGCCTTCAGGACTAGCTTTTAACGCAGACGGCACTAAGTTATACACTATAGGCTATTCAAGCGATAAAATTTACCTTTGGACTCTGACTACTGCGTTTGATTTATCAACAGCCTCTAGCTCTGGAGTTAATTTTAATATAGCTCAAACCTCTATACCTATGGGTCTTCATTGGAAGCCAGACGGAACAAAATTATTCATAATTGGACAACAACAAAATCATGTCTGGGAATATACCGCTTCTGCTGCGTATGATATTACGACTTTAAGTTTCGTAGGCTCGTTTAATGTAGGAGCTAAAGACACACAGATGCAAGACTTATCATTGTCCGCTGATGGTTCAAAATTATTTGTAATAGGCGGCTCATCTGATTCAGTACATGAATATAGTTTATCCACGGCATTTACTATTTCGAGCGCATCGTTCGTTAGAAGTTTTAGTTTATCCGGTCAAGCAACAAACCCAACAGGTATAGCATTTACGTCAACAGGCTCTGGCTTTATAGTGTCTTGCGATTCAACTGATAACGTTTATGAATATTCTTCTCAAACAGTAACCTTTGTAACAGGCTACCACGCAGCACACACCACCGCCTCAACAGACACTACCTACTGGACAGACATCAACTCAATGACTGCTAACCAAGCTGCGGGTAGCGGCAATGTCTACTACGCTATCTCTACAGACGACCGTACTACTTGGACTGTCATTGATAACACTGATGGCGAGAGAGACATCGTTAGAAATAATGGCGGTACTTGGCAGTACAACTCTAACGCTACATACGCTTCAGAGACTTGGGTAAACGGCGCTACGAATACAGAGTTAGCTACTATTGCTGAGTCAATGGAAGGTGCTGCTGCAAGTGTGCCATATGATTTAGCTAACTCAACAGAAGTTACATTTGCATCTGCTCCGGGAGTCGGAGGGACATACGCTTTTGTTTTAAAATCTGATGGTACTAGAGCTTATTGGTTATCTTCAATATCAGGAATTTACTCTTCCGACTTACCTAGCGCATTTACAGGTACTGGCGGTAGTTGGGTAGCAACTGGACAAACTAATGTTATTTTAAGCCAAGACATCTATCCAAGAGGACTGCGCTTCAAAAGTGACGGAACTAAACTTTTCGTTGCAGGCTCTCAGAACGACAGAGTGTATAGCTACAGTTTATCGTCAGCTTGGGATGTCACCACTATAAGTTACGATAATGTAAGTTTTTCTGTTGCAACACAAAGCACTTCTCCGTACAGCCTATCTTTTAGTGAAAACGGCAGTTATATGTATGTCTTTGATAATAACCTACTGACAGGCTTTCAATATAATTTAAGCACTGCTTGGGATATTTCCTCTGCTAGTTATAGCAATAACTCTTTTTCTTTATCTAGTCCCAGTGGGGCAACCGGATTAGATATTGTTGACAGCGGAACAAAGATGTTTGTTTCATCCAGTAGCTTGGTCACAGAATACACATTAAGTACTGCTTATGATATTTCGTCTGCAAGTGCTTCGGGTGATAGTAAAAGTTTAAGTTTCAGCAGCAATTCTATACAGATACTAGATAACGGTGGATTTATGGCTCTTTCAAATGGCAACGATGGCTACTTGCAAGACATAAATGTGACTACCTCTTATCCAAACCAAATGGACAAGACTCAACTAGACGCAGTAACAGACCCGAACCACATAGCACTAAGTAATGACTTTGATTTGTCTATTATCCTGAACATGACTAGTGGTACGACAGTGCCTTCTTCAAACGGTGTAGCGATTAACTACGATGCTAACATCTTGAACAAAGGTGCTGTCTTAGGAACTGACTATGACTTCGATGCTCCTGCTCAGAATAAGGTAAGGATTACAGCACTGGCAGGAAATAATCTTAAAGTCAGGGTTGTTTAGATAAATACCTAACTGATATATTGGAGTAGTTAGATGGAAGACCGACTAAGCAGAGTAGAGAAGAAGATTGACACATTACAAGAAGCTATTGTGTCCTTAGCGCGTGTTGAAGAAAGACTTGTCACTGTGTTTAATAGGCAGTCACATATTGAGACTAAAGTAGACGCTATAGAGAATAAGATGGACTGTTTAGCTGAAAACATAGCCAGTGCAAGGACAATGGAGCGTCTACTTTGGATAATACTTGTTGCAAGCATAGGCGCTGTTTTTACATACATAGGAAACTAGGATGACATATTTAGAACTAGTAAACAGTGTTCTACGCAGGCTTCGTGAAAACCAAGTAGACACAGTAGCAGAGACAAGTTATTCAGCTTTAGTTGGAGACTTTGTTAATGACGCTAAACAGCTTGTAGAAGACTCACATAGTTGGTCTGCTTTGCGTGTTTCTATTGACTTTGACACAGTTAACGGAACGTCTGTGTATCCTCTAACAAACGCAGGACAAGAAGTAGAAGTACGAGAAGCGTTGAACACAACAAGCAAGACTAGGTTTATGTCTAGCAACAGAACAGAAATGAACAGGTATTATAAACTAATGACGCCTGCTGCGGGTTCTCCTTCTAAGTTTGCTTTTACTGGTACAGACGCTAACGGCGACATTACTGTACAAGTGTACCCACAGCCTGACAACATTTATAGCTTGTTCTTTGATGCGTTTGCTAGACAGGCTGATTTAACAGCAGACGCTGATGTATTGAAAGTACCGTACAACCCTGTGTTACAGCTTGCTTTGGCTATGGCGTTACG